AACACCCTTGTCGAGAAACCGCCCTTTCTCGGCTGACATAAGGAGTGAAAAAATGGAAGAAAAAACTATGACAATCAATGAACTTATGGACAGAATATACAAAGCACAAGCGTTGGCTTATCAACAACACATTAGGGCGAACGCAATCATTATCAATGAGAACTTTGTTCGTGTCCCCGAAAAAATGATAGGCAATGCAGTATATCCGTCGATGATTTGTGGACTTGAAATGCACTACACAAAAGCCGAACTTCCCGACAATACTATGTTTGCCGTATGCGAAGTAAGGGAAACGGAACGGGAAAAAGCGATACGGCTCGCAAAAGAAGAAGTTGTACGAAAGGTTAAAAAGTACATTGACGAATTGTTCGACAAGGTGGACGACTTGACACACGAATAAAAAGGTGATATAATGAGTAAATCAAAAGCAAACGAATTATTACAGGAACTGCATACCAACCTTACGGCGAACTGGACGGGGAAAGCACGCTTCTCGTCGTCGGAAGCAATAAAGATGTGTCGGGAGATAATCAATGAATACGATAACGATGATACTAATCGGGATAACACTGCTGATAGTGTTCCCGTTGTTGGCGAACAATGATTGACTACGACGAAAAGTGGAAAGAATATCGTAATCGGGCGATACAGGCATTAGGAACGGCGATTGTAATCACCTTGATAGTTGTTGCGAACATAGGTCTTATAGCGTGCATAGGGCGTTTATCGGCGCAACAAACAAAGTATCTTCTGTATGCGCAATGCGGACTTGTGGATATACTCGGAAGCGTGGGAATGGTACATTGCTATCACTATTTCAGCAAATGGAAGGAGAAGAAGAAAAATGGGATTGATAAGAGCGAATGACGGCAGGGTTATTGTGGCAATTCCGTCGATGCGGAAAATAGGAGATAGTAAGTGGACGGTTTACTTTATGGAAGATAACCAACTTTACACCGCTATATACTACACGGAAGAAAAGGCAAGGCACAGATACGAAAAGGAACTTGAAAAATGCACTCGATAACGGGTGTGTTTTTTTTATGAAAAAAATATTAAAAAAACTATTGACAAACGAAAAACAATGTGCTATAATAAAGGTGAACTTAAAGAAAAGGAGTGCAAAAAAATGGCAGATTTAAGACAAGAACAAGAAGAACTGTTTAAGAAACTTATACAGTTGAACGTAAACGAACACACGGAACTCAAAAAAGACCTTACTTACCTTTCTTGGGCGTGGGCTTGGCAAGAGTTTTTGAAAGTTTGTCCCGACGCGACATACGAAATTGAACACTTTGCGGACAAAGACGGCATTATGAGGTGCTATCAATATGACGCAAATTTGGGATATATGGTATTCACGAACATAACGGCAAAGGGGCTTACGAGAAGAATGTGGTTGCCTGTAATGGACGGCGCGAACAAAGCGATGAAAGCAGAGCCTTATACTTATACGGTTGGGAGTGGCGATAAAGCATTCAAGAAAACCGTTGAGGGCGCAACGATGTTCGACATCAATAAAACAATTATGAGGTGTCTTACAAAGAATTTAGCAATGTTCGGTTTAGGCTTGTACATCTATGCGGGCGAAGACTTACCTATCGAGTTGGGAGAGCCTATGACTGCGAAACAAAAAGAAAAGTTTGAGGAACTGCAAATCATCGTTCCGAACGTGCTTAAAAAATTCCGTGTATCAAGCATTGACGACCTTACTTATCAGCAAGCGGAGTTTGTCATCAACGCAAAAGAAAAATCGCTTGAAGGGAGCAAAAAATGAATATCGAATTTCAAGACAAAGGACACATTTACACCGTAAACGGGGACATTGCAAGCATATCCGTGACCGAACTTTTGGCGAAGCACGGGCTTGCCCCCGATTATTCGGGAGTTAGCAAGGCAAAGTTAAAGGAAAGCGCAAACAAGGGCAAGGCTATCCATAAAGACCTTGAAAACGTACTCAACGAGGCGCATTACGAGCCGACGACAGAGCAAGGAAAGCAATTCAAGCAATGGGTGGCGGAAAACCTTGATTGCGGAGTTGGCGAACAACTGTTGGGCTACGAAAAGGATGGAATGGTTATAGCGGGGACTGCTGACGTAATGGGAATTACGAAAGACAGGGCTTTGATTATCGGCGACCATAAGACCACGGCGAAACTCAATCGCGAATATGTATCGTGGCAAGTGAGCCTTTTGGACTATTTCGCGCGGAAGTTGGGCGACGAGAAAGTCAACGGCAAAATGCTGAAATGGAAAGGCGCGAAAGAGTTTTATTGCTTCCACTACGACAAGGACGGCAAAATGACCGTAGAACGGCTTGAAAAGGTCGAAGACAGCGAGATTGAAAGATTGCTCGACTGTGAGTACAATAACACGATATACGAGCGTTCTTGCCTTGTAATCGACGCAGAACTTGAAAAGCAATATATGCAGGCGGAAGAGAACTTTATGGCGATTGAGAAACAAGCCAAAGCCGCGCAAGACGAAAGGGACAGATTAAGGGGCGAGTTGCTGAAACTGTTTGAGGCGCAAGGCATAAAGAGTTGGGACAACGGGAAAGTGCTTGTAACTTATATTCCCCCGACAGACAGATTGAGCGTTGACAGTAAGAAACTCAAAGACAATTATCCTATGGTATATAGCGAGTGCCAAAAATTGACAAAAGTCAAATCGCAAATAAGAGTAACAATCAGAGGAGAAGAAGAATGACAGTAATGGAATTGGTAGAAATCACGGGAGTGTCGAGGACGTGGATATACGAAATGTGCAAACGCCTCGGAAGAATACCCACGGTGGACGAAGTTGTAAACCGCAAAACAAACGGGCTTATGAAGAAAATGGGCAGACCGCCAAAGTACAGGAGTATCGAAGATGAAGACTGAAAATAGTTGCTACAAGTGTCCGAACAGAACGGAAGCGTGCCACGATAATTGCGAAGTTTACAAAGCGTGGAAAGCCGAGTACAAGCGCAAGGAAAAGGAAGAAACAAAAACGCGCAGAGCGTACTACAACTATGTATATTATAGAGGAAAGGACTGATGTATACGGTATATTGCGGCAATGTATGTTGCAAATTTAGAAAGTTAAGCGACGCGGACTATTTCGCGCGAAAAATCGGAACAGTAGTTTTTGGCATAGCGTTGCCCGAAAACGACAAAGGAGTTGAAAATGAAGACATTATTGGATATGTTAGATTTAGCAATCAGCGAGAATTATGACGACCGAATTGACGCGGCTAACGACTTGAAAGACATCATCGAAGAACTGAAAGACCACAAGGCGGAAGACGTATGGTACACGTTGCAAGGCTGGGCGTTCGACAAGTTGAAAGATGTTCAACAAGACCTTATCGACGACGGGCGTTGTCCTGATTGTGGGGAAGAACTTGAAAACAAGGTTGAAACCGATATAGGGTATCTTGACGGAAGACCTGCTTATCAAGTAAACGAAGTTGTCGGAAGATATTGCCCCGAATGTGGTTGGGAAGAATGATAGAGTTTACGAGCAAAAAGCCCAAAGTCACTTTTGGGGAAACGGTCGAAGTAACATTCACCGCTCCACGGGCGAAACTTGAAGCCTTAACCAACCTTGCGGACAAGGACTTTGACATCACGATTAAGCAACACCGAGAGAAACGAAGCCTTGATGCAAACGCGTATGCGTGGGTTTTAATCACGGCGATTGCGGACGAACTACGGGCGAGCAAAGATGAGATTTACTTTGAGATGTTGAAGAAGTACGGGCAGGGCGAACTCATAAGCGTTAAGACGGGCATCGACATAAGCGGGTTTGTTAAGTATTCAGAAATTGCTGGGTATGGAAAAGTCAACGGTGTCGAGTTTACGCATTACAGGGTGTTCAAAGGCTCGTCGGAATACGACACAAAAGAGATGGCAATTTTCATCGATGGTATCGTATCAGAAGCGCAAGCGTTGGGCATAGACACGAGAACGCCCGAAGAACTTGCGGAAATGAAATCTTTATGGGAGAACGGGAAATGAACAATAAACAACGATACGCCATATTGAAGAAGAACAAAGAACAGTGGTTACAGTATTATTCGATTAAGGACGAGAGTGGGATATATATCCTTACAAGGTACGACGACAACGGCTTTAAGTTTGCTTATGTAGGACAGGCAAAAAAAGTCCTTACACGGCTCGCGGAACATCCTATGGGGTATAAACAACACATAGACTTTTCTTTGCGTAAACACGGCATCGGCGCACCGTTCGCCAAGGACGACAAATGGAAATGCGAGAAAGTCTTTTATTGCGCCGAAAACGAACTCAACGATTTGGAGCAAGAGTGGATAAGGAAGTGCCACGAACTCGGCTATCAATTACTCAACAAGACAACGGGAAGTCAAGGGCAAGGCAAGCAAGCATTAGGCGAGCAAAAGCCCGCAAAAGGCTATTACGACGGCATAAAGCAAGGGTGCAAGAAAGTAATCGACGAGATAAATAATCGGCTCACAAAAGGCGATATTCGGCTTGTAATCGAGTGTCCGAATAAGCGAAAGGAACAGCACCTTGCTAAACTTATGGAAATATTGGGGGAAAACGACGATGAAGATACGGAACACAGCGGAGATTGTTAAAGAGATTTTAGAGCAAAAGCCGAGAGCAAGGGACTGCGATTTTGTCCTTTACGGGTTTGTGTTGAACAAGTACGGATACTCGGTCAGCATCCCATTCAACGAGTTGGCGAATTTAGTCAAGGCGGAAGAATTACCGTCAATGGAAACCGTGGGACGAGCGAGAAGAAAGGTTATGGAACTCTATCCGTCATTGCGGGGCGATAGTTACAAAGTCAGAATTGACAACACAGCGGAGTACATCGAGTTTGCACAGGATAAAAGCGTATGAAATCAATTATTCAAGGCGATAGCGAAGATAGGTGTTACATTTGCGGGCGCACGGGCTGGATAGAACGTCATCATATTTTCAACGGAACGGCAAATCGGAAGAAGTCGGAGAAGTACGGGCTAACCGTCCACTTGTGCCATTGGTGTCATAACGAACCACCGAACGGAGTACATTACAATCAGGATGCGGACACGCGATTGAAGCAAATTGGGCAACAAACGGCGATGCGTGAGTACGGTTGGACGGTGGACGAGTTTCGGGAAGTGTTCGGGAAAAATTATTTATAAAACTATTGAAAAACTATTGACAAACACGGGACGGGGGTGTATAATAAAGGTAAGAAAAGACAAAAGGGAGTACGAAAATGACGAAATCAAAATTTTTATACAAAACAATAAATAAAGACGGCGATGTTGAATGGTTGTATGAGTATCGTGGACGCGAATATTCAATCGTGCCTTTCAAAACAGAAGAAACGTTATATCAACTCCACAAGAATGAACAACTCAACATAGATAGACAGGTTGAATTAGATGAAAAGGCAAAGCAATCAACCTTTAAGGGCGAGCCTGCTGAAAAAGGGTTTGAACTCTTTTGGAAATATTTGGAGGAATAAAATGACTAAACAAGAACAAATAAATACGCTTATTGATAGGCTTGAAAAGTTAGAAAGCGAATATACAAGATTGCACGAAGAACAAAGACGAGATAGGTTAGACAATCTCGAACGTTATGGTAAAACAATACGACTGTTTGATAAACATAACAGGGATATTGACCGCCTTAACACGATTGTTGAACGACTATTGCCGTGAAGTTGTAGAAATCGACAAAATTGACGAACTGTTAAAGGAGTATGAATGATGACTATTGACGAATTACTTATTGATTTTGACGAAATTGGTTTTATTCCGACAACACTTTGCGAAAATCCTGACGAATATGCACAGGATTGGATAAAACAATTATTGGTAGAAATCAAACGATTGAAAGCCGAAAATAAGCAACTTAAAACCGAATGCGCCTTGTTGGACGACGAACTGTGTATTGCGAGGCAAGAAACAATTAACGTATTGAACAAGTTGAAAAGCAAGTGTCATAATTATTATCCGAGTATCGACCACTATTGTTGTTCGGTCAAAGCGGTTAATTTGAGTGACATCTACGAACTGTTAAAGGAGTATGAAGAATGAAAATCAAAGACGTTAAAATTGGAAGTAAATTCAAATTTGGGAAGATAGAGTTTGTAAAACTCGACAACTCTTACGGTGGATGTTTGTGTCTTGCGACGAACATCTTATTTAAAAACCGCTTTGACGAGGACAGCGCAAACAACTGGGAAATATCAACGCTCCGCCAAAAACTTATGGAAGTTATTGGAGATTATATCGACACAAGCACATTAGTGTCGTTTGACAGAGATTTGACGACCGACGACGGAATGACTGATTACGGACATTGCACGGACACCATATCGCTATTAACTTGCGACGAATACCGTAAATACAGGAAACTTATCCCGAACTGCGGGGAATGGCATTGGACGATTACAGCGGACAGTGTGATATGCTCGGACAATGTTCGCTTTGTCTATTCAGACGGTTCACTGGGCAACCTCGATGCGTACTTCGGTCGCAGCGGGGTTCGTCCGCTTTGCGTTCTGAAACCTGATACTATTGTGGAGGTGCAAAATGCCGAAGATAAGAGTTGAAATCGATGTGCCAAACGTTAAGTATTGCAAGACTTGTGAATACCGCGAGTACTGTAAAACTTGTGAATATAGCAGATATGATACAGGCGATTTTGCGGGTTGTACTTTATTTAGCGGCGCAATAACACTACGGGAGCAAGACGGCTTACTTGAACGGTGCGACAAGTGCAAACAAGCGGAGGTAGAAGAATGAGAGACATTATATTCAGAGGCAAACGAGTAGATAATGGCGAATGGACAGAGGGTTACTTTTTCAAAAGTTGGGATAAAGTATTCCTTTTGTGGGGAATTACTGGTGATTGTCCGAATATGGAGGAAGTTGTTCCTGAAACCGTTGGGCAATTTACAGGCTTATGTGATAAGAACGGCAAAAAGATTTTTGAGGGCGATATTGTAGAAAGCCCGCGCGGAACACAAGGGTTTGTAGAGTGGCAAAATGCAGAATGTGCGTTTTTAGTCAATATCGGCGACGATTGGCAAACAATGGACGATTGCCCTTATGAAGTAGTCGGCAATATATATGACAACTCGGAGGAATAATTATGAAGAAAGCAACTATTTTTGTAACAACTATTATACTCGCACTTACGTGCATTTTCCTTGCGGGTTGTACGAAACCTGACAATACACCTAAAACCCCTGCATATTCAACAGCCGCTGCTACGCGCACAGAATTCAATAACGCGAGCGCTGCAGCGTATAATGACGGGTATCACACCGACGACTACTTCATTGTCGTGTTGTTGACCACAGCAAACGTTGCGACTATGCCGATTTTAGACAAAGACGCTAATACATTTAATTTTATGTTGCTTAGGTCTAACGAAAATGAGTTACTTGAAACAATACGCCCGATAGAATCCTTATGTTCTGTCAGAGAAAACTATTATACAGTGTACACACTCGTATTTCATTCATATTATGCACTTACAGAATGTACATTTAACCTGAGTATTGCACTCGGTAACAGCGAATATAAAATCTTACAAGTGAGGTAAAGGAATGAAACAAATCAGAGCGTTAAGAGCGAACGGCATAACTATGTTAGTATCGTCGGTGATAACAGCCGTATGTGTCGGGGTGTGTTGGAAACATTTTCCGATTGCGGTGCAAGTGATATACATTTGCATATCGTTGATGTTTATGGGGTTCGGCGGAGTAATGGTCGGACGGAGTATTTGGTTGACAAAACAAGTAAAGGAGAGACGGAATGGATGATTATTCGATTTGGTTGACGTTTGCGTGGCTTGCAGTTGGTTTTGGGTTGCTTGCGAGTTTTATTGTTAGCAATTTGACGAACGGAAAACGCTATGTTAGCGGGAGGCAATTTATCCGCTTTATGGATAGGAACGAGAAAAAAATACTAAAAGAATTGCAGTGTTGCATATTCAAGCCCGATGTTATTTTGGTTGACAAGCATTATATTTGGGGCGACAAAACAGATATTGGCGGAGTGCCTATAATCTATTGCAAATTTTTCAGCAAAAGCAAATATGCATTCGTTTGGTGGGATAGTCAAAATACCGAATATTGCGACAAAATTGGGGAATTAAGAAACAAGGAGAATAGAAAATGAAAAAACTTTTAATCGTATCAACAATCATAGCAATAATGTGCGTGTGTCTTGTCGGGTGCGTGGAAGAAGAAAAGCCTGTCGAAATCACAGCGACCGCAACGACCGTTCAAAGCATCGGTGAAGTCAAAGCAAGCGATTATAACGACGGCTACCATTCGGACGACTATTTTATCGAAGTAACGACAAACGCCGATGTGGGGCTTTTAGATGGCGAAACTTTTAACTTTATGCTGTTGATGTGCAAGGACGGCGAACTGTTGGAAGTAATCAGACCGATAAAGGAACTGTCGCAAGACAAGATTGTGTTCCATACAAACTTTGCGCTGAACGAACGGGAATTTGTTTTGAGCATCGCAACGGGGAACGGCGTGTATAAGACGATAAAGTTGGAGGGAAAGAAATGAACAACATATCAATATCAGGAAGATTGACAAGAGACGTGGACTTATCGGAAACGGTAAGCGGAGCGGTGAACGCAAGATTTAGCGTAGCGGTACAAGACGGCAAAGACAAGACGGACTTTTTCGTATGTGTTGCGTGGGACGACAAGGCAAAGTCAATCGCAAAGTATTTCAAAAAAGGAAGCCCCATAGAAATATACGGCTCGATGAACAGTTTTACGACGGACACGCGCACGAATTGGGCAATCACGGTCAGAGGTTGGAACTTTGTTCCCTCGAAGAAAGAAGAAGAAGTAGAAACGCCATTTTAAGAGGTGAGTATGTTATCGGACGAACAGCGCGAAACTATTGAGAATAGTTTATGGGTTGTGAACACTGCGCTTAAAAATCAAGGGCTGTCGAGCGACGAAGATTTACGGCAAAGTGCAATCTTATATATGTGTACTTGTTTAGAAAGGTACGACGAGAGCAAGCACGCGAAGTGGACGACTTATGCTTATAAGAGCGTGTACTTCTACATTAAAAGACTGCACAACAAAGAAATCAAGACAAGTAATCGGCAAGCCCCCCTTGACCTTGCACCCGCCTTAAAAGACGCGGAAATGATAGACGAGAGCATTATTATCATCAACAAGATAAAAGGGCGTTGTGAGCCCGTAGAACGGCAAATAATAGACCTTAAATTACAAGGCTATGACAGCAAAGCCATCGGCGCAATAATCGGGTGCAGTAACAACACGGTCATCAAACATTTTAGGACGGTCAAGGAAAAGGCGCAGGCAGTCGCGGAAGAATACGCCCCTTAATAGGGAAAAAAAGAGCGGTTAAAAAAAAGACACCCCCCCCTTAATACGATAGAAAAAATCGTTGGGCGGGGGTTTTGTTTTTGGAAAAATGCAAACGAGGCGCCTTAATAGAAAAAAATGGGCCGACGGGATATATCCTTTTTGATATGTGGATATATCAGAATTGATATGTGAGTGGTATATAAAAATTGATATGGTGATATATCAAAAAAGTTATTGACAAAATGTTGACAACGCCGCGCCGCCGTGATATGATAAAGCCATAAAATAAGGCGGGCGAACGCCCGCAAGGAGTGTAAAATGTATATAAGAGAATTTTATAACAAAAATCAATTTATTATGAACGACGACAAAAAAATCATTTTCCAGAGTTATGATAGCATAATCGCCGTTATCGACAAAAAAACGGGCAAAATTGTTTTTGGCCACGACTGGGACTTTTCATACACAACGCGAAAACATTTATATTTGTTTTTAAACGACTATAAGAACGAAATCGGATATTTTCAATATAGTAAAATTTTCCACGGCGGTTTTGACGATAGCAAAAATAAGCGGGAGTTTTTACAAAAACTCATAGACCAGAAAATTATAAAAATAAAGGAGTTTTAAAAAAATAACGAGGGCGGAAAAATGAAAATAAATATTGACGAGTTGCGGGAGGCGTTAGGAGAGAAAAAGCCCGACGAAAAAATCGAGATAGAACGGGAAAAATTGAAACTTGCGCGGGAGCGTTTAGACTTTGAGAAAGAGAAACACCGTGACCGACAACGGGCGACAGAAGCCCGGGAAAAGCCGCCAGAACGCGACGGGCGCGCGTGGGTTATATCCCTATCGATAACGGCGTTTATTTTAGTTATAAGCCTTTCTTTTGCCTTGTGGGTCTTAGTCAGGTTTTGAAATCAAAACTTTATATTTGTATAGGGTGCAAAAAATCGCTTTTGCGCCCTTTTCCTTTTTATATACCTTGTTATATAATCTATTCTCTCTTATCTCTTATTTTTTATTATTTATTTTATTAAGAGAAGCACTTACTTTTAGTAATAACTATAAGTATATTACTTGTACTTGCTTTTTTTAAGAAAGAGAAAGAAAGAAAAGAATTAAGCTTTTACAGAAAAAAGAAAAAGAAGAAAGAAATATATAAAGAAAGAATGAAAAAGAAAAAAGAGTTTTTTCGGATAAGAAAAGACCGAAAGAGAAAGAACGGAGCCAACGCGCGCGTGTATGTACGTATACACATAGACAGGACAGCCCGCGACCGCTTGCCGCTTTGCTTTTCAGATAAGAGAGAGAACCAACCAACGACCGACCGTGTTTTGTTTTCTAAACAACGCTTTTTCACTTTAATGTGCTAAACTAATGATAGACACTTTGTTGGTTTAGTGCGCTAAACTGTTTAGTTTTCTAAACAAGAGCCGCTTTATCGTACTAAACAGGCGGCGGATACTTTTGCACTTTAACGCAGTGAAGTAAATTTTGTTTTCTAAACATCGGAAAGACGCTTGCCGTTACTTTTACGCTTTAACGCATTAAAGTGATGTATCCGAACACAGCCGAGCCGACTTTGTTTTGTTTTCTAAACATAGCCCTTACGCGTGCGCGTGCGTGTATATGTACACAGCCGAACCCACCCGCCGCCGACATCAGAAAACAACCAAGAAAGGCGCAGTTGCCCTTTTCAAGCCCTACAAGGCGGCTACAAGGCATTTTATGGGCGCGATAGATAGATTTTACGTCCGACACCTTTTCGTGTCATACAAGGGCTTTTACGGGCGCGGGAGAGAGCGAGGATAGGCCCCCATACCCCCCCAAGGTATCAGAGGGAACAGCAGAGTGCCCATTTTAACCCGACCTATATAGGGGATATAGAGCAAGGCGTATAATAATAAATAGGAGGCGGATATGAAGAGATACGCGTGTTTTACGGTAGATGAGCAAAAGGCGTACGAGGGGCTGAACGAAAAGCAGCGGAAGTACGTAGATTTTAGGGGGCAGGGGTACGGGAAGGCGCAGTCGTACAAGATGAGTGGGTACGGGGCGAAGAACGTAAGTCAAGCGGCGTGGATAATGGAGCGGGACAACAAGGTAATGAGCGACCTTATAGAGCGGTTGTTGGCGAACAGGCGGGCGAAGGAACTCACGGAGAAAGAGAGTTTGTTAAACAGGCAGGTGGACGCGCTGGCGTTGCAGGATAAGGCGGAGAAGTTGTTGCAGACGATAGACGGGGCGGACGGAGAGACGGCGAGGCGGATACAATTTTATCGGGACATACTTAACGGCAAGATAAAGAGTTACAAGAAGACGACGACGAAAGACGAGAACGGGAAGATTAAGTCGGTCAAGATAGAGGAAGTGGACGATGTGGACGTGCGAATTAAGGCGCGGAAGGAACTTGACCGCATATTGGGGCTGAATATGTTACCGAACATTGACAACTTGCAGATAGGCGGGATAACGGTGAACATTGTTGACGCGAGCAAAAAGGAAGAGTTGGAAGACGAGCGCAATAAGGTTGTGCTGGAAACGAAAGATTTTGTGGTAGAAGATGGACAAGGAACTGTTGAATAACAATGGGCTGTCGGCGGACAATTTGCTGATACCCGATGTGTATAAAGAGATTTTTTATGACAATTACAGATATTTTGTTTTGTCGTCGGGGCGTATTTCGGGCAAGACGAGTATTCTTGTGGCTATTTGGTGGGTGTTTATAAACAAATATCCTGACAGGGACATTGTGGTTTTGCAGGCGACGGCGACGGAGATTAAGGACAGTATCATCAACGAGATTGAGAAGTTTTTGAAGAACTCGAACTACGATGTGGGCGACGATGTGTCGTGCGACTGGTACATTCCGAAGTCCCACGATAGGGTGGTGCATAAGGGACAGCAAGGCGGGACGTTCTTTTACCCGATTACGGATAGCAAGGGCGGACAAAGGACGAGAGGTATTTCGACGAAGAATAAACTGTCTTTGGTGCTGTTTGAAGAAGCGCAGAAGAATAAGGACGCGAACGTGGTTGAGCAGTCTATTGCGACTTTTATTCGCCAACTCGATATGGAAGCGAAAATGATTGTCGTAGGCAACAGCGAAACGATAGGGCACTGGTTTATAGACTTTGTAAACGAGAAAAAACAAGACCCCGAATGGTGTTATATTTATGCGAATTGCTATAATATATGGGAACTGTTAAACGAACAAACGCGGAACTACATAGAGAACTACAAGAAAGTAAACTACACGGAGTTTCGGCGAATGTTTTTGGGCGACATATTTGCGAGTACGAGCGACGTTGTTTTCCCGCAGTTTACAAGAGATAAGAACTACAAGAGAGCCTATCAGTTAGACGAACACTACATTGTTACTCTTATTATAGGCATAGACCACGCGACCGCGAATGACACGTTTTTTGTTACGCCTGTTGCAATACTCGATGACGGAACGGCGCAAACGCTTGAAGTGTGCTATGACGACCCGTCGGAAACGAACAAAACTCTTGCGCCGACAGAACAGTGCGATTTGTTGGACGAGTTTTTGGGCTTTTTGGACGATAAGTACGGGATAGCGTATAATCAACTGCATACCATTTTGAGCGTAGACGGCGCGGCAAGCCCGTTTATTGCACAATTAAAGCACTTGAAAAAAACCTCGCCGAGAAAAAAAATGTGGAAGTATATCGACATTAAAGGCTTTACGATGAAGAAGAAAGACGTCAACCTCGGCATAATAAAGAATGCTTTTGCGTATAATGTGCTTACTATCCTTAACGAGGGTACGTCTATGTGGAACGGTGAGCCGAATAAACATAGGCTTGTGAAAGAGATTGAGGCACAAAGATACAAAAAAGGCAAGTTAGACCCGAGTATTAAGAACGACGGGTGCGACAGTTTAGAGTACGCGCTTGTGCCGTATTACAGCAACTGCTATAACCTTTCTTTCCCGATACGAAAGAGAAACTACGAGCAAGAAGCGCATTACACCGACATTAAAAAGTTAGCAGGCTTTAAGAAATAAGGAGAATTTGTATGGACGAAAAAAGGGCACAACAGTTAGCGGAAGAAAGAACCGCCGACAATCTTATGAATTTCATTATAGCAAAGACTTTTTCCCGACACGCCAAGATGACCGAAGAAGAATTTTTGAAAGACATCGGCTTTGAGGGCTCGGGGAAAACCGAAGACGAGGCGGTGCGAATTGCTTTCCTCAATGTTCTTACGGAAACCACAAAACAACTTATCCAAGCGAAACAGAGTTTTAGGAACGCAAGCGCATTGATGAAACTTTACTTGACCGACGACACAATAACCGAAAAAGGAGAATAATATGGAAAACATTAAAACCGAAGGTGGCAATATCGACAGAGAAGTCCTTGACGTAATGAAACAAGACGACATTTTATCCGCAATCAGCGACCAAACGCAGGCAAATAGGCTTATTCTTAACTGTTTTTGTGAGTTTTTGAGCGAAATTAAAGGTTTACGCCAAGACTTTGACGAGTTTATGCAACTCGTTTCAGTGTGTTCAAGCGACAAACTCGCCGCGTTCTTTAAGGAACTGCAAACAAACGTAGTGAAAGAAGAACAAAGACAAGCAACAAGAAAGAAAATAAGCCAAAGTCATAAAAAAGCACAAAAATAAGGAGATTTCTTATGAGCCAACAAATTTTTGATATTGATACAGTGGGCTTTAACGACAATACGCTCGGGAATTACTTTGACTTCTATGTAAATAACACATTCTATCTTTTAGCCCCCGAGTATTATTACTCTTTCTATGCTATTTATCTAAATAGGTGTTTGTCGTGCTACGACGGGTGGGTAAACGGTTTCCACAACAAGCAAAGCGGACTTGTCCCGCAAAGAATGTTGCAGAGCATTGCTACGGGCTTGAACAATATGCTTTTTGCACACGGCATTGATTTCAGCGGTATCGGGGCAGATTATCAGTTCGCCACGCAATGGGCAAAGAGAACAAAGTTTTATAAGGCTATCAAAAAAGCGCATAAATTCGCCATAGCAGGCGGAACTTCCTTGCTTAAACTCAATAGAAGCGACAAGGAACTCTATGCAACCGCGCATAGAATAGACACTTTCTTTGCCGATATAGACCCCAACGGAAAGGTTATAAGCGTAAAAGTGTTCTTTGACGCTGTGCATAATACAAATTCGAGCGGTGGCAAAGACCATTACGGTATTTGCGAAGAAAGATATTTCAACGAAGAAAACAAACCCTGTGTAAAGGCAAGTATTTACAAAGCCTCCGCAAACCTGCAAACCGAAGTCCAAAGTCGTCCAAAGACAAATTCGACACGCGTAAACTGGAAAAATCTCCCGCCCAAAATAAAAGAATACGTGAAGTCCCATTTCCCCAGCATTGTTTTGGACGAAGAACAATACTTGCCTTTCACAAACTCATTAGGGTGCTATCTTCTCCGCTTTACGGACGATATACCGCAAATTCCCAACACGCAGTTCGGACAACCTATCGGCGATATATTGTTTACGGAAAACTTCCAGTACGACCAGATGAAATACTTTGAGAAGAACGAAGTTGACCTTGCAAGAGCAAGAGCGTTAGTCCCCGAAGAGTTTTGGAACAAAGACGACCCCGCGTATGAAGACAGGGCGTTGAGCGAAAGGTTTTATCAGAAGATTGCGAGCATAAACGGCGATAGTGATAAAATCACGCCTATTCAGTTTTTGCTCCGTGGCGACGATATGCGTACGCAAATGGAGAACATATACAAAGACTGTGCGTTCAAACTCAACGTGTCCGCAAGTTCGATTGCCTCATTTTTGAGCGAGGGCGCAGGCGCAAGAACGGCTACCGAGATTGTCAGCGAAAGAACAAAGAGTGATACGTGGCTGAAAGGACAAATTCAACTCAATGCTCCCGAAATCAACGAACTTTTGAGGGAAATGATGTACTATTATAACCACGGTCCAGTCGAAATCATCTTGAAAGCGGAAGACCAAGCACCTTTTATCGAAAGGCAAAAGGCAAACGGCGACAGTTTCAGCGCAGGCAATATGAGCGAAGAATTGTACGTCAAGATGACCTACGGCAACGCCTTAACCAAAGACGAACAAGACCGCGAAATTGCGTATCTTAAAGAAACAAAAGCAAGGCGCGACCAACAGCAAGACACAATGATGTCATCGTGGAATAAATAATTTTTCGAGAAAGGCGTATAATAATATATAAAAGCGCACGAAAGCACAAAGGTAAGTAGTGTAAATGCTTTACGGCTCTAAAAAGACGACTGCCGAAGAGCAATACGCCGTTCGCAAGTTGGTAGAAGATTTATCGACGAAACCAAAGACGAAATTAAGCAGAAATCTAACAAAAAAGGAGTAAAACTATGTGGAAAATTAAAGCAACGGAAAAAACAACGGAAGTCCCCGAGGCGGAACAGAAAAAACAAGAAGAAAAGGTAGAAGAACAGCCTGCCGAGGAAAAAAAGACTGTTGAAGAAGAACAGCCCGAAAAAGAAGAGGTTGTTGAAGAAGAAACTATCAAAGAAGAACCCAAACCTGAAAACCCCGAGGTACAAGAAGTTGAACCCGTAGGGAACGGTGTTCGCGTTGAAGACCTTGTAACAAAAGACGAACTTATGGAAAGATTGTCCGCGTTTGAGGCGAAATTCGACGCACTTGTCAAGGAAAACACCGACCTTAAAGACCAACTCGCAAAGTCGCAAGAAGAAACTAACGGCTTAAAAGACAAATACGAAAACAAAGACTTCGGCAACATAAGTCGTCAAGGCGTTATCGAAAAGGATAAGTACGCAAACGAAACCTTTGACAATTATGCGAAACAGTTTTTGTAAAAACTAATTCAATTATAAGGAGATACAACTATGAGTTTTAAAGCAGTAAACGGTTTTGACGTTGAACACGCAAGTTCAATGTTAGTATATGAAAATATTTTCCCCGAAATTCAACACATCAACGGAAAAGGCGTTATCGATAAGTACACCAAAACGGAAGACGTTGAGGACGTTACTTACATCGACGTTATGAGGGTACTGCCCTATGCTCCGAGATTTAGACAACTCGGCGCGACCAACAACGGCTCTTACCACAACGAAAAGAACGAGGGCGGTTTCAACAACGCTCCGCAGTCAACCAAATACACTATTCCCGTTGACTTGATTTACGACGAAGGCGTGGCAATCACTTCCTCGCAAATCTATTCAAACCCCATCGCCCTGAAACAGGTCGTCCTTGCACAACTTGTCAAAACGGCGGGTATGTCTATCAACATCATCACCTACGCAAAACAAATCGAAGGCTTCTTCCGTAACGGCGATAACTTCGACAAAGGTATGGCACATCAGGTCGGCTCGATTGTTCAAGGTGATATTTCGGCAGAAGAAATCGCAAGTTCCGTCTTTTCGTTTGACCCCACAGTCGGCGCAACGGACGCAAACAGCGCACCTAATGCATTCCTTTCGGCAAACGAAGAATTCAACGACGGTATTCCCGAAATCGGCGCATTTACCGTTCCCGCAGACGAAAGACAGGGCTTTATCACCCCGCAACTCAACAAACTCTTAAAGAGCCAGTATTTGCAGAACGCAAGCGAAGCGTCGGCGCGTATTCTTGCAACGGGCTTTATGAACCCGTTCTCTGGACAAGAAACCGCTCGTATCGACAGCAGAACAGGCTTGTGCGGTATGTATGACGGCGTTGATATGTTCATCTTCAACAAAGTTACGAGAAAATTCGTATATGTTGCGCTGGGCATTCTCGGCACTTCAAACGACGCGGACGAAACGACCGCCGCAGTTCGTGGCTTGCTTGACAGCCTTGCTGGTATGATTGTTTACGGCGCAGGCACTTGCCGTGGTATCGTCGGACCGTCCGTAACCGCGAACCCCAACACCTATTTCGGTGGCGTGTACATTCTTCCCAAGATGAAAGTCGGCGTTGAAGTGTTGCACGGTGGCACGATTAAAGTTCTCCAAGACGCAGGCGCGAACCTTGCAAACAAGTGGACGGCGGCAAACATTGCCTCGATTATGAACAAAATCAAGTTTACGCCCATTGACGGCAAAGTCGTAACAGGCAACTCCGTTGTTTCAGGCTTTAACGACGGCACGACCAATTAAGGTTAATTCAAAGAAGTGGTAGGGATTATCTCCCTACCATTTTTTTTACTCAAAGCGTATAATATAATATAAAGGAGAGTTATTATGGCAAAGATAGCACGCTGTGGATATGGCTCAAAAGGGCAAGGTTTAGGCAAAACGGTTGACGGATATACATATATTGTCAATGATAATGTTAGGTCGGGCGACAAAATTCAAGTTATTGCCACCGCAAGAAACGGGAAGAAATTTGCCACGACCGCTGTTCCGCTTAAAATGCAAATACACTCGGAAAATACCTTAAAGGGCAAACTTATGAAAGAGGAAGCCGAAAGCAAGGGCAAGGAAGTTTTGCAGTCTTATTTGGGCAAAGAACTCGGCACAAAAGGCGATAAAACCGTCCCCGAACAGTCGCCTATTGAGGGTATTAAACCCCAAAGCGAATACACTTTGAGAACAAGAGCGGGCAATATTGAACAATATATGCAAACGCACCCCGACACCAAACTCACTAAACACGCGCAAGAAACTTACGAGAGTTATTCAAAACAATTCATAAAAGGAGAATAACAATGGCATACATTGCACCGTTTTACACAAAAGAACAAATAGACATTATGGGCGAAGATTTGTTGCACTATCCGTTCAGCGATGACGACGCGGTTTATATCGGTTTAGACCACCAATACGAACTTACGAGCAAGTATTTTCAAGAAAGGGGAAGAAATCTCGAAGTCGAAATTGACGGCAATCAACCCGATAAGGTTAGGATATGGCTGACCGCTTTGAGAAGAAAGTTTTACACCAAAATTTACAATACGAACAAAAGCACGCGTCAACAACTAAACTACATAATCGCAGTACGCGGAATAAGGGGCTACACGCCCTTTGAATACCGCCAAGCCTTTTTGGAGGCAATGTTTATCGAGGGCGAGTATTTGCTCGATAACGGCGATATTTCGGGCGTTGCGGGCATAGACCTTGACACTATGCAAAATATGAGCGAAGATGTTGTGCGTAATCAAGAACGCGACTTCCATAAGGACGCAATCGAAATGCTGAAAACGCTCGGACTGCGCTATTACGGGAAATACAATGTTATCCCGCAAGGCGCGGAATGGTAGGTAAGTTATGAAGATGAAATTTAAGTCAACCGCAAAACTGCCGAAGGGCTTGCTTTATAGGCGGTTTATCGGGCTTGAAAAGAGCATAAACCTTACGATTGTCTATAAGACTGACGACGGAAAGTTTTGGACGTTTGACAACGAAACCTTGACTTTCTCGCAAACCCCGAAAGCCGAGGGAGAAACCGTAATTGTTGAAACCAATAAAACCATTTTGAAATATCAATCAACATATTTCAGATACGACGGTACTGCGTGGGAAACCCTGACCGAATTGCCCGAAAATGTTGTGTTGCTTAACGCAAGTTTTAACAACATAGGTCGTTATCAAACTAACAAATATTACTATGTGGGCAGTTTTGACTTTATGATTAAAGGGGCGGTCGAGGGGACTACGGCACAATTTATCAAGGGCAATATTATTCCTTTGTCGTCGATGAATATTAAGTATTTTACCGACGATATTACAATAAACCACGATGACCTTGTTGTCGTTGATAAACGCTTGTTTTCCGTCGAAAATACCGAAGTGGATATTAAGTATAACCCGAAACCCTACAAAGTATATTTCGTTACGCTAAACAGCATTTTATAGAATTATGGCAAACCGATTTTCGCAAAACTTTACACTCGTCGATATTTTCAACAATAAGAAACTGCGGAACAAAATTCCGCTGATAAACTATCGCGAAAAGGAACTCGAAAACGGTAAGATTTCAAGGCGCACGAACGCAAAAACCGTAAACAGGCAAGTGTTTGACACCGCAAAATCGAGCGCAAGACCGTTCTATAACCCTATGGTTGCAAGCCAAAGCGGGGACAAACTTATTATCGGCGGAGAATTGAGAATAAACAGCGAACTCGAAGATGTTGTTGACGCGGTTTACAACGGCTTGTTGGAGAAGAAGCAAATTCTCATATTTACGGCAAACAACGCGGATATGATAAGGGACGCGCTAAAAGAGGCGGAAAAGAACAAGCGAAATTATGGCATACAGTGCAAACTATACCTGCGCGTGCAGTCTATGCAACAGATTGAAGGAATGACCGAAAAGCAAGTCGCGTATCTTATGAACGACATTATGGAGAACATTGTGTACAGCGACGACTTTCCCGCCACTCAAAAGAAGTGGAATGTGCAAGAAATGGTAGTCAAAAGCCCATACACTTATGAGCAACGCAAAGAACAGTGGCAACAAAAGGTAGGAATAAAATGAGAACTATTTTCACACTTTCTGACATTAAAAACATAATCGACACAATCTTCAACGGCAATCTTTGGGCTTCAAAGCGCACAAACGGCAAGATTGTTTACAACAACCCGAACAGCGAAAACATTGTGCTTGTTGACGAAGATAACGGGAAGCAGACCGAAGTCGATATTGCACAATACTTGAACATAGAATTTTACAAGTGGAAAGACCGCCTTGTCGCAGTCGAAGAACAAACCTTTGAGGAAGACCAAAGCCTTTCAGTGTTGGACGACTGGGTGAGAAGCCTTAACTTTTCGATGAACCAAGCGTACGCTTTGGTGGAAAAAACCGACAGCGAAGTTGTTGCAAGTCAAGACATTGACAGCGCGACCATTTTAGGGCGAATTACTTTCCTTATACAAGCCGACAAAATCAATAACCTTGACTATTATATTTCAAAATTACGGAACATTTTTTTGGGAAACCCGCAAAACATACAAAACTCTTACGGCGATATTATCAAGGCGTATATTTTGTTGGGCGACTTGACATACGAACAAGAGCCGTTTATGACACCTTTGGGAGAAACGGTTGTTGTCGCAAGCAATTTTAAGATAAGTTATCTTGCAAACGCGTTGTCTTATAGTGATACCGAAGTCGAAATATCACTTAACGGCGACGATGAGTACGACGAGAACGGCAATATTGTCGGGGAAACAAAATATCTTTCAATGCCCATAACAAAGGCGACTTTGGAAAACTTTTTTACCACTACTCCGCTTGCAACGCAAAATCGTCCCGACTTAACGGGCTTTTTGGCGCAATCTTTAACAACCGCGAAAACATTGTCTTTCTACGACTTCAATAAACCGCTTACAATGGCTTTTAACGACCTTTTTTGGCGTTGTGGGTGCGTTATGTATGACGGCAAGGAAGAAGCCGTTAAAGACGTAAATATACCCGTTTATATCCGTATAAAGAGCAACGGTCATACTTATGTGTACAAAGATGTTATAGAGCGGATGCAAAAGGTTTTAACGAACAACGATTTCAACATTTCAAGCATTACTACAAAAGGTTGGGGCAAGATAAGGAGATAGGCAATGTTATATCAGCAAGGTACGCAAAGAATAGAAGTTATTGTGCGGAAAGACACGGGGCTTGCGAACAAAGGCGCGAACGAAAAACCTGCCGACCAAGTGTCCGAAGGTCAACCGACATCGACCTCTTCCACAAAACAAGCAGATACTTACGCGCAGTCAAAACAGTTTCTCCGAGTAAACATTACGCACGGAATTGCGGTAGGCAAACAACTTATCGGCGCAGGTATAAATTATGCGCTTCAAGGCATAGGCGACAAGTACGGCGACCAAGCGTTGCAAGAGAACATTTCGAGGACTTATGAGATATATCAAGACGGGACAAACTTTGCCTCTACGGTAGCAATGGGCGCGACCTATGGGGCGGCGGGAGGACCGTTGGGCATTGCGTTGGGTGCCGCGTTTGGGCTTATTTCTGCCACTACGTCGATTGCTTTCAAGTATGCGGGGCGAGAAAGGGACTTTAACTACAAAGTGTTCAAAGAGAACAACGCAATCGAATACAACAGAGCAAGGGCGAGCATAAACCTTACGGCAGGGAGATTGAGATAAATGTTTACGATAAAGATATACAAATACGACAGCACGAAAGACGGGTACAGGGGCGAAGATTTTTCGCGCTTTCTTTCGCAAGGGCAAGATGTTACCGAAGATATTACTCAAATTCTCGATACTTCCGAGATTACGCTTTTCGGGCTGACTACAAAAACTGCGTTTGAACCCGAAACAAAATTCATCGTGGATATACTCGAAAACGGGACAATCGTTGAAACGATACATAGATGTGTTTCAAGAGATATTGTCAATCAACCCGTATTGAGCGACGAAACCTATTTCGACCATCACATTTCGTTGATTGAGCCGAGCGTTGTGGCGCAAAAAAGGCTCGTGGACAATATTGCAAGCACTTATAAACTGAAAGATGTTTCGTTGGAAGAAGTGCCTGCATTCCCCGATACTACGGCAACTTTTGACTTTGTTGAGAAGAATTTCACGCCTGCTAAAAAATTCGGCAATTATCTTGAAGATAAAAAATATTACCGCGTAGCGGGTAAGAAGTTTAAGTTAAAGGGAACGCCGAAAGTCCTTAACGACAAGGACGAAGAATTTACTACAATATACAACAATATTGACAAATTCAAAAACGATGACGGGACTTACTCGGCAAGATTTGTAATACCGAGAGTACAAATATATTGTGGCGCAGATAACTCAACGACAACGTGGGGCGGCGTTGGCTATGCTTCACTTGACTATTCAATAAAAGAATATACATTAAACGATACACTCAAAAGGCAATGGAATGGGACGATTATATCCAACTCCGAACTTAAAGGATATGGCGTTACTATTCCCGAATACAATATAATGTATGGAGAGTGGGTGGTTGAAAAAACTGTCAATGTTCAACCGCAATCAAACATACAGCCAAAGCGTTCATATAAAAAATACACGGACACTTCTGCGCCCGCGCCGTCTTATATTTCTCAAAAAATAGATATTAAAAAAGACCACCGCTATGAAGTTTCGTTTTCGCTTCATCAATTTGACGATAACTTCCCAAGTCAAAGCAGTGCCGAATATTTTGACAAGTTTTTAGGCGCGCAACCTGCTTATTATCAGGAATTTTGGAAGCCAAATTATTTGTCGGGAGAAGTGGGAGAAACGAACCTTTATATGACCGCGCAAAACACGAGCGGTAAAGCCTCGTTCGTTACTTACGGCATAGATACGAAAAAAATCGTTTATTCTTCATCAACGCCGTATTCCGCGCTTGCTTTGTTGCAGAAGGCAGTTGTAAATTCGGGGCTTTACGAGAAAAAAGACGGCGTGTACATCGCGGATATAAACAATTCCACCTTGCCGTTCTATGTGGACGAAAACTTTATTGACGAACTAAACTCGACTGTTATCATCGAGAACTTTTACAATCAAAAAAACCTTTGGGAAATTATGGTGGAAGTTGGCAACTACATTCACGCTATCCCCGAGTTAGTATTTGGCACGGACGACCGCTTTATGATAACTTTCAATCGTTTAGGGCGCACGAACGAGCAACACAAAGACGGGACAAAGGTGTCGCTTTTTAACAGCCGGAGCGTTGAGGACTACATAAGTGCGACTTCTTCCTACATTACGAATATGGTGCAATTAGGCGGATATGTGGAAGAATGGGTGTCGCCGAAAACAACGCACGAGCAACTGTTGGTGTCGAACGATACGGCGCAGATTATTGTGTCAAAGCCTATTATCGAACTGTTGGATATTAAAGTTAGGCGAAACAGCGACGGTGCGATTGCTGACTTGACCGAATATATCTATGAAGAGAACGTTTACAAAACGCTTTCGATTGATTACACGGTTATCCCGAATAGGGGCATTGCGCTTTATTACAAACTCGGCACGAACATAATCGCGGGCGGGGACTATCAACTTCCGCAAGCGAACACGAACATTTATACCGATTATGCGATTAAAAAGGCGATTTATAGCGCATTTAATGGCTATCCCGTACTCGCGCCCGCTCCCCAAAGTGGGTATTGGACGAATTACAAAGTCAACGATTATTCGTTCTTTGTGAGATACAGGACGAAAGACAGCGTACGCCAAAACCATATCCGTCCCGATTTACGCAAATATTTGCTGAACTCAAAGTGGGATAGATACCCCGAACACAATCAATTTAACAACCAAACGGACGTTGTTATTGACAGCATAAAATTCGGCAATCAGATGTACGGAAAACTCATAAGAACGGGCAACAATACGTACGAAAAAACCGAATGGAACGACAGTTGGGACAACATAAAGCACAAAGGCGAATTATACCGCATAGACGGCGAACTTTACTATGTGGCGAAAGTTACGCATACAATCTATCATTCGTGCATTATAAGCAAGATAACATTCAGCAAAGACTACAACGAGTTGAGCAATATCATTGGTATTCCGAGCGAGCCGAGATTTTACGAGATAAGCGAACAAAGCCTTATTTGGCGCGAATTTGCCATAAATGACTTGTTATTGCTGACCGACGACGAAACGCAACTCGCATACAACGGAAACTATGTGTTGGACTACAACCATTTGGCAAGCCTTATTGCAGGCGAGGGGACGGACTTTGCGAAATATGCCGTTACCGTTTTTAAGGGCGACAAAGACACGAGCGGGTACGACCAAACGGTTGGGCAAAGCGACCTTTATCTTGAAGTTATCAACCCGATAAACGCGTATTCGAGCGAAACGACCTTGACCTACGAATACGATATGGAAGATAACTATTCTGCGGGCAACAAAGTTATTGCCACGGAACAGATAAGCAACGAAACGCCGAGCAAAGGCTCTTATAACTCGTTGTGGGCGGTTAAGTACACGGATATATACGGACGCGCTTCTTTAATGGACTTCTACATTTTAGGGAGCATCGGAACTCCGACACCCGCTGAAATTATGGCATTCCCCGAGTGTCCGATTACGACAAAGGACAATTCGGCAAGCAACTTTATCGGAAAACAAGATGTGCTTGCGACGAACGTTAGGGCGTTTGATACTAACTTTAACGGTCGAGGGATAGGCTTGTTGAAAGACTGTCGTGAAGCGATTTCCGTGAACTACAACTTGCAAATGGTAACGAATAGCGACACTTTCGTGATTTCGCCTTATGTGTTCTTGCCGAGAAAAAGCAATGTACGCATAGTTTTGCTTGCGGAAGAAGTGAACAAACTTTCGACGGGCTTTATCAACAACAGCGTTATCATAACGCCTACGGACAAGAACGGGGCTTTAATGGACAAGTATTTCACTTTTACGATAGACAAGTCGCAGACGGCGCAAAACCCGTTAAACAGCGAAAAGACGGTCGTTACGCAATTCGGCATAGACCTTGCGAGCGTATTGCAGAATGTGTCCGACAACCATTTTGTAGACACCGAGGGCTATCAAAGAGTTAAGGCGATTGCTATTCTTTGCGATGTTGCGCTTAACCCCGATATTGGCGCGGAAAACCCGTCATTGCCGTACAAAACGCAATTTGTCATAGCAAGAAATATCCCCGAGAATTTTACAAGAGCGCAAGCCCTTAAAAAGTGGGTATGGGGGGCACCGAACAAAGACGCGATATTCAAGAGAAAGCAATAATTTCTTCTATAAAGCGTATAATATAATAAAAAGATTTTTAACGAGGTTGAAATGAACACAATTAGAATTTATTTAACTGAAAGTGGCAGAATTGCCGATTTGCAAAAAGACTTCCCCCTTTATCAAGGGCAATTTCAAAACAAACTCTTAAACGTATTTGTGCCGACGAGCATACTTGCACCGATGTTTACGTCAAGCGGTGCTGTTTCGGCTGATTACGTGGCTTCTACGTCCACGAAAATAGGTATGACGTACACGGCTCGCGACGGCTCGATTAAGACCAGCAAAAACTATTATATGCGCTATCTTAAAACGCTTATGTACAAGGGCGTGGAATATGCGTTATACGAAAGAAAGTTGCCGAAAGAGTTTACTTTTTACGCGGGACAAGGCGAGAACTCTCCCGTGCTGATTATCAATGTTGTCAACATTGAACAGCAATCTGGCGACACGCCGCCTCTTGTGCTTTCGGTTATCACGAGCCAAACTTGCCATTTGGACGTTATGCAAAGTACATTCCTTGATAGGGACGAATTAGACGAGCCGAGCGAACTCGAAAACTTGAACGCACAGGTGCAAGCCTTAAACGCTCTTATGCCGAAAAAGCAAGACAAAGAAGATGAGAGCATTGCGCTTGAACAAGCACCTACGGAAAAGACGGTCGTCGGGGCGATAAACAAACTCGGCGGGTTGGTGAAAACGGCGCAATCATCGGCGGACACGGCTCAACAGACCGCAGAAACCGCACAGACCACAGCGGACAACGCCACAACTTTGGCGAACAATGCTGTCGCAACGGCTAATGGTGCAGTCGCCACGGCAAACGAGGCAAAAGGCATAGCACAAACCGCCGAAACGAACGCGAACAATGCGGTAGATAAGGCAAACGCCGCAAATGCGACCGCAGACGAAGCAAAGGCAATCGCGCAAGGAAGTCAACGGGCAATAGGTTTTGCGACCTTACAAGCGGCAATAACGGCGTTAAACGGGTATAGTAACACGCAACTTAAAGTGGGCGATAATGTCTATATTGTGGAAACGGGCGTGCCTGATTTATGGGTGGCGGCGGTTGAGCAAAATAGTGTGGCTTATAACTACACGACGACCGACGCGTTCAACGATGACCTTGTGGAGAATACCCTTGTGCAAGTCGGGTATTACAAGTTTGCGTATCTTGAAAGCGACGGCAAGCCCTGTACGGTTGCGTGGCAGAATATGGTTGTTGCTGAAAGCGATTGGGTTGCGAGTACGGAGTTTGAAGATTTTGCGTATGAAGCGAAGATTATTCTTACGGACTTTGTAAACTTCTCGTCCATTCCGCAAGTGGTGTTCGGGCTGACCGAAGCGACGAGTGGAAACTATGCGCCGATATGTAAAGCGGGCGACAAAGGGGTTTACATTTACAGCAAAGTCAATACTGCTATCACGCTTCCGACAGTCGTTACTTTTGCGCCGAATGTACACGGGGCAAGTATGCAGGGCGGCGGATATAACAACCGCGGCAAATGGGTTGCAAGCACGACCTATGCAATCGACGACCTTGTTTATACGGACAACGGACAATATGTGTGTATCGAGGGTATCACTTCGACCACAAGTCCCGAGCAAGACACTACGCATTGGCAAGCGACTTTTGTTGCGACGGGCAAGACAAAAAACGGGCTTACAATCAGCGGACAGAACACGGATGGAAGTGCTGTACAAAAGACTTTTGACGGCTCGCAAGCGGTTGAAGTGGCGTTCGATGAAAACACGATGACGGCGAAAGAAGTCAACGGTGTTTTGAAAGTCGGTGCGAAAGGTACTGTCCCCGAGGCGTTACCGCAAGAAGCGAGTGCGTTGAAGAGTGGGGAGTTGCCGACAACAGGCTGGACATCAGAAATAGCAAACATAGTAACAACAACCGCGCAATTATCATATAGTAACGATACGATTATTGCACAGATAGACACAGATATTGCAAAACTCAAAACGGGTTGGGAAATAACCTTAACAGGGGATAATCAAGAGTATAGCGGAACTTATTATAATCAATATTCAAGCGAACAAAACCGCATAGTGTATAAATTTGATTTTGATGGTGGAAATCATTTGTATGAACTTACCGATAAATTTGGAAATACGCGGTTTTCCTTGAAGATATATGGAAATGGCGAAATTAAGATGAGTGCCGCCAACAGGAATGCCGAGGGTACATACGTCATAGGTATTAAAAATACGACCTATTCCCAGTGGGTTTTATCCATCTCCGACACGTCCATAACCACCAACAGTGATATCCTTATGGAACTCACGGACGACGGCGGAGTGAAAGCACAAGCCCTTGAAAGCGGAAAAATCACGGTCATACGCGACACCGTTCCGACACAGCCTATCCCGTACACCTACAAGGTCAAACAGACAAACGCAAGCGGGCAGTTCACTTTGGTAAACCACTATGTACCGAGCATACCCGACAGCCCGACAAGTTTACCCGTTACTTATAAGAAAGTGAGCGGGGAGTTGCCGACAAGCGGGTGGAATACGACAAACCCTAATTTAATAACTTCAAATATTGAACTACACATAAAACAAGAAGAAACACAACTTTCTTCTCTTAACAAGAAAATCGATAGTAGTTATTTTAACTATACTGGAAACTGGCAAGTTAAAAAATATGGTACAAGTACTTCAACTTCAACCGCCTCTTATATCTCAACAATAAATGGGCAAAAATATCGAACAATAGAATTTCCGAACCCAGCCTTAACGTCCGAAAAATATACACTTTTTATTGACGAAAGTGGAAATTTATATCGAGGTGGCGGTAGTTCTTATTTTACAACGCCAGAATTGTACGCTTTGAACGCAATGTATGCCTACACTATCTCCGACGCCGATATAACCGCAAACACTTCGGTCAAAATGTACTTAACCGATGAGGGCGGCGTAAAGGCTCAAAGCAAAGCAAACGGCAGTATTCAGGTTATCCGTGATACCGTGCCGACAACGGCTATTCCTTACGAATACGAAGTTGAACAAACAAGTGCAGAGGGACTTTTTGAAGTCATAAACGCTTATGTACCAGCAGTACCGACCAAAACAAGTCAACTGACGAACGACAGCAACTTTGCGAAAACGACCGAAGCAAACACTTGGACGGGCGTGCAGACTTTCAGCAACTCCGACGGCATAAAGACCGACCGAGTACATAACCTTGACAATAATGACGCGTGGTACAATTTCGACGGGTCGAATAATAGGTTTGGCAGCCCTTCAAGACCAACGATTATTAGGACGAGTGAAGCAAGACCGAGAGCGCAAGTGCCGAGCGGCGAAACAACGGTAACGAAAGAGATTGCGTTGTTGGAAGATATACCGAGTGCTGCAACAACCTGGGGCAGCGGTGCTACTGGAAACCTTGTTCTCTACGGCAAAGGCGCTGGCGTATATCAGATTAAACTGGATGTTGAAGGAAGTCCTTGCTGTTTTGCGTATTGGGACGGAACAAGCGATTTTGGATACTGTTCAAGTTATGTGAGTATGCAACTGGACGCAGACGGTTTTTGGTTATTTAATTACGAGTTCTATATTGAAGCGAAACAAATAAAGTGCAAACATTACGCGTATAAAATGAATGGCGGAACAGTAACAAAAGAAATTGACCAACTTACAACCAGTTTTACTTATCGCAAAATAACTAACTAAAAGGAGATAAACTATGTACGGAATAACTAACGCACAACAACTCGCCAACGGTGGCGGAGGCGGAGGTGGCGGTGGCGAACTCGACAAAATCTATGGTGTTGATTTAGTCGGCTCGGCTTCCCCGTCAGCACTTACAAGAACTGACGACGCTGTCGGCTTGAATGTAACAGTCGGCACTTCGGAAATCACAAGCGACTTTGATAATTGCTACCCGTGGAGTAACATTGAAGAAGTTACGGACGACTTCGGAAATGTGTTTGTCAAGATACCGAAGTTTTACAGCAAAATCACAAAGAACGCCGACGGCACTTACAAACATCAACTGTCGGGAACGAAACACGAGGGCTTTGACACCTTGTTCAAGGTCGGCGCAAAAGAGATTGATTATGTAATGGTCGGCAAGTATGAGGGAAGTGGCTCATCGTCAAAAGTGTACTCGAAATCGGGACAAACGCCGCTTGTGTCTATCACAATGGATAACTTCCGTAACGGATGCAAGGCGCACGGTGCAGGCTATCAGCAATACGACTTTTTGATTGACTTGATTATTAAAGAATTGTGGCTTGTGGAAATGGCGACGACGAACTGTCAGGCGAAAATGTACGGCTATGCGAATAAAACCCCTGCCGCAATTAGCACAGGCGCAACGGATACAGTCGCAACGCCGACAGGCTCGCCTATAAGCAATACCGACGGCAAGCACGCTTGCAAGTACAGGGGAATAGAAAACCCGTGGGGCAATATATACAAGTGGTGCGACGGTATATCGTTTAGTGGCTCATCGGTTTATGTATGCACAGAACCTACGGCGTATAGCGCAGGCAAAACCTCGGGGCTGTATGAGTATTACGGCACTCGTGCGTCAAGCGACGGATTTGTAAAGACCGTTGCCCCGCTCGCGGAAGGCTCCCTTATTCAATATGTTACTGCTGTTGGTGCAGACGAAAGTTCTTATTACTGCGACAAATCGTGGCAAGGTGGAACCGTTCTCAGCTGCGGTGGGTATTGGTACGATGGTGCGAGCGCTGGCTTGTGGTGCTGGGGTGGTCTCGATTCTGCGTCGTACTCGGGCAGCTACCTTGGTGGTCGCCTTTGCTATAAACCCACAGTCTAACTTTTCGGCGCACCCGTCCGCTTTATAGGCGGGTAAAAACAGAATTATGGAAGAAAAAATCTTACTTATCGGCAAACTAATACAAGAGGGTATCGAGGGCGAGGCGGAAGCATTAAAGGACTACAACCGAGAACTCGCGGAAATTTATGCTCTTGACGCGGAAACGGGCGACAAATGCGCTCCTGTCATTGCGGAAATCATATCCGACGAACTCAACCACATCGCTAAACTTACGGCATTGTACACCGAACTTACGGGCATTGCCGAGAACAAGGAGTAATCTATGGAACTGAACATTAAACTTATAGGAAACATCGGACGGCTGAACAAGCGAGAGCCATTTATTTTGGCTGACAATGAAAAACTTGTCCTTAACTTTTCTTGTGCAACACCGCTGACGGACTATTACATCGAACTCAAAAACGGCGACAAATCGGCAAAATACAGGCTTAACGCTGTGTCCACCTATGAAGTGCCGAACGAACTCTTGCAAGCGGGTACATTGGAAGTCACTGTGAGCCTTTTGTATTGCGGTAAAATCGTCGTAACCTACACGGTCGAACCTATCATCATCGCATTGATAGACAATGGTTACAAGGGTTTTGCGGAACTCGACGAAGTAAAGGCGAAATACGACCTGCTTATGGCGAACTACAACGAACTTGTATCAAAGATAAATCAAGTCATCGACACCGCGAACAGACAACAGGAAGATATACAGAAACTGTACAACGCTGTCGAGCAAGGCGAATTTTAAGCGTGCTACCGCTCAAAAAATCTAACTGCTCTCGTCGGGTAGCAACGGCACGGGCAAAGGAGTAATTTATGTTTGGAGCATTATCACTTACAGCAGAGCAAATCGACCAACTTCGCAACATTGCGGCAGTCGGCGGCAAATGGCTTATTGCGGCTTTCACCGCTCTCGGCGGACTTGCAGGCATCGCGAAAATCATCACGACTTTTGTGGCAAGGAAGAAACCCGTCAAACTCAATCAATCAGATTATGAAGCAATCGCGAACGCTATCGTAGATAAAACCAACGGCAGTATTGAAATCAATATGTCGTCCGAAATCGACAAGGCAACGCGTAACAGACTTAAAGAAGTCGAACAAGTCAACGGCGAACTTGTCAAGGCTTGCAAACAACTTGTAAAATCGCAAAAAGCAATCGCAAACGCTGTTTCGGACTTTAAGACCATATCTACGAGTGCAAGGGACGAACTCAAAGCAAGTATGAATGACCTTGCGGACGGCGAAAACGGGCTTGTGGCGGTCGAAACACCGAAAGTCGATAAACCTATCGTCAAAATAGAAAAAGTGGCAGAAAACGAAAATAAGCCCTTGTATTAAGGGGGTGAGAGTATGAAACGAAACCCGAAAACCATAATGTCGGCTATAATGGAGTACATTGTGCTTATTGCGCCGACTGCGGGCTATGCTATTTACTCGTACATTGATACATTGCAATACACGATGAGCGCGAACTCCAAAGGCTTCTTTTGGACACTTATCAGCCTTGCTATTCTTTGCGCTATAATCTACGGCATTTTTAAGTCAAGGTATGACGAGTATCTTAAAGGCTATTACCAACACAAAGCAGATTTGAAAGTCGCGGATAACCCGTCGGAACTGTTAGTCAAGACCGTGGCGAAAGAAGAAAAGGTCGTATCTAATATAACCTACATACCGATTATGTTCTATCTTTTAATGGCGTTGGCTGTACTCTCGGCGTTCCGCGATGCTATAGAAAAGTTGGAACTCATTATCGAAATCATTGCGGCGAGTGTCTTTGGCAAAATGTGCTTGCATTGCTTGACAACTCATTTAAGGGAAGTTGCGACAATCAAAAAGGACGGTGAGACCGAATGAGTAGCGAACGAAAAAGAGTTGTACTCGTTGGTAGTCGAATAACCATTAACGCGGCAATATCGTTGTGTATCACGGCAGCGTTGATTTTGTCGAGTTTTTTCATCTTCAAAGGCATCGAAACGCAAGTATCAGGAAAGGACTTTTGGATACAAAAATCGGTTATGGCGGTCGCTACGTTCTTATTGATGTTCTCCATTGCGAACGTAACCGAAAACATAATGCTCGCCAAAGACAAGGATATTAACGACCGACTGAACGCGTTAGATACTCACTATCAGACCATTATGGCGAACTACGAAACCGCCGAACTTGAAACCTACATCGAGAACTTGAACAAAGCAAACAAGTATAAGAATTATATCCACAAATGGAAAAAGAAACTGCGCTTTGCAAGTCGCTTTAAGAAATGGGGAACACCGAAAAGGCTTGAACGCATAAACAAGGCGTTGACCGTTACGGCAGAAGAACTGTGGGAAAGCGGACAAAGAGTTAAGTATCATCGGATAACTTTCAGCCAAATGGTGAGCGGCGCGAACGATGTATCACCGAACGATGACGAGAGCGATTTAAGGTCGCACAAAGCACGCTACGGCGCACAAAAATTCGGTTGGAAGATTTTATCACTCGTTGCGTTTGGGGCTTTCTCGGGGCAATTATTGTACTCGTGGCAAGACTTCAATAAGGGTATGATTATCCCGCTTATCTTACAGTGCGTAACTATTCTTATATCTATCTATTCGGGAATATGTTTCGGATGCGAGATGAACAAACGAACGAAACAGACCTTAAAGCGCAAGTTAAAGATATTCTCGCAGTTCAGGTATAAGATGAACAACAAGGTTGACGGCGTTGCGAACTTGGGCGTTGAAGTAATCAAAGATTTGGAAGTCGAAAGAGCGAAAGAAAAATCTAATAACCCCATAAAAAGGACTTTTGATGACACGTTCGGGAGCGGACAGCCTGTAAAAGCGGGAGCGTTCGTCGGAAAACTTATCTCGTCAACGATTGATATTGAAGCGGAAAAACTTGCTAACTAAAAGACAAAACCCTCGGCATTTCGTCGGGGGCTTTGCTTTCCAAATCGGAGTGTAAAAATGATGTCAGTCGTTTGTGTAGCGACAATGGTATTATAGCATACTGATTAAGGCTTATCAATACCAAACCACACTTTTTTTGCATTTTCGGGCAATTTATCAGGCTCGGCGGGTTTGATATTCGCAAAGTCCTTGTCGGGCGACTGCAACGCCTTTCGTATTTCTTCGATTTTCTTTTTGTCGGTTACAATAACGTTCTCGTTCATAGTTATAGATTAAAGGCGACAAAGTGTTGCTTCCGACAACAAATCATCGCCAATTAAGGGGGAAATGCAATACTACATCTCACTTATACAGTTATAGTATAAGCGACAAAGCGCAAAAAGTCAAGCAAAATTTTATTAAAAAATTGCAACAAAAGTATTGACAAACGCAAGAAAGGGGTGTATGATATAAGAGTAATCGATATTCAGTGAGTGATAGCATTGAGTATCGGCAAACTGAATATCGGTTATCCATAGCCGCTTAAACAACCCCGCCTATCACATTAAGGGAAGTTTAAGTGGTTTTTTTATTGGATAAAAGGAGATTGCTTATGGCAGAATACAACAAACAAAGGTATTATTGGATAAAACTTACCGACCATTTTTTAACAAGCGACACGGTTGATTTTTTACTTTCGCAAAAGAACGGCGCAAACTATGTTGTATTATATCAAATGCTTTGCTTAAAATCGGTAAACTCAAACGGCTTACTTGCAAGACAAATAGGTGAAATCATTGTCCCCTACGACGTTGAAAAGATACAAAGAGATTGTAAACACTTTGATATTGACACCGTTCGGGTAGCTTTGGAACTCTACAAGAAACTCGGACTTGTCTATGAACAGCAAGACGGTATATTGCAGATTACGAATTTCGACAGGCTTATAGGAAGTCAAACAATTTCCGCCGAAAAGAAACAAATTCAAATCGCAAATAGGCAAAGTGGAAAACAAGGTGGAACAAAGGTGGAAAATTTTCCACCAGATATAAAGATATTAAGAGATAAAGAGATAGATAATAAAGAGATAGATATTAAAGATATAAAAGAAAAATACATAAATGTAGAAAAAGAAAGCCCGACGGACAAGCCGTCGTCGCCCGCTCCAAAACACAAGTATGGGCAATATAAGAATGTTTTATTGACTGAAAAGGAATATAACACTCTTATCGGAATGACCGACGGAAAGGAAGCAATAGACTTTTATAGCGAATATCGTGCTTATAAGGGTTACAAAGCAACGAGCGACTATCTGGCAATAAGAAAGTGGGCGTTCAAGGGACTTAAAGAACAACGGATAAAGGACGGAAATCAAACGGAAGCCGTGCCGAAAGAAGAAACGGAAGAAGAAAAGATACAACGACAATTACGGGAACTGCGAAAAGCAAGACCTGACCTTGCGAATTACAGCGACAAAGACTTATTGAGATATTTTTAAGGAGAACGAAAAATGAAAAGAGATACACAATTATACTTATTGGCATTAAAGAGATATGAGAGCACGATTACCGACGGCGAATACATTAAAGACGATGTGTTGTATTGTGCGAACTGCAACACGCCGAAAGCAATGCCTGACCTTATCGACGAAAACGGCAATCTTGTGATGTGTGCGTGCGAGTGTCGGGACAGGCGAAACCGTGAAGATGAAGAAGAAGAGCGCAAGTGGAAACTTTTGCAGAAAATCGCGCAACTTAAAGAAATATCGCTTATGGACGAACGATATTCCAAAGTGAGTTTTGAAACGAGCGCAAGGGGAACGGACGAGTATGAAAAAGCCGTCGGAGTGTGCAAGGACTATTGCACGAACGCAAGACAGAACTTTAAGGACGGCAAAGGTTTATTCATTTACGGCAACACAGGAACGGGCAAAACGCATATATCGGCGTGTATGGCGAACGACCTTTTGGAGCAAGGCTATAAAATCAAATTCACGAACATAAACCGCATAATCGACCTTATCTACGAGAACGCGACCGCCGAACTGACGGAAATAAAGCGATGCGACTTTCTGTTTTTGGACGACTTCGGCAAAGATGTTGTTATGAAAAACAATCAGGACACTTGGATGCAGTCGAAAATATACAACATAATCAACGACCGTTACATAGGCGAAAGACCGATTATAATCACTTCTAACAGCACTTTGCGAACGCTTATGCAAAAAGGGTACGACATAGTTACAATCGACCGAATAAGGGAAATGTGCGAGCAGATTGAGGTTAAGGGAGATAATTGGAGATGAACGAACAATATGCGGGATATTGAGGAGTATGATTTATAAGGAGTGAAAAAATGTACGAACAAGTAGCATTATGGAATATTGACGAAACACTTACAGATTATAAGGCAATCAAATCTACCGATTGGAAATGGAATATGGCGACCGATTATCCTGAAAAAAACGGGCTTACTGCGTTCTCGTGCTTTGCGTGCGGCGGCGGTAGCACAATGGGATATAAATTATGCGGGGTTGACGTTCTCGGTTGTTGCGAAATAGACAAGAAGATGAACGACGTATATATTGCAAATCATAAGCCTAAATATAACTACCTTATGGATATTCGCAAATTCAACGAACTTGAAGATTTGCCCGAAGAACTTTTTAATCTCGATATACTTGACGGCTCACCGCCTTGTACGACGTTCTCAATGGCTGGCGAAAGAGAGGATAGTTGGGGAAAGAAAAAGAAATTCCGCGAGGGACAATCCGAGCAAACTCTTGATGATTTATCTTTCGTATTCATTGATACGGTCGCAAAACTTCGTCCGAAAACGGTAATTATGGAAAATGTTGAGGGGCTATTATTGGGCAATGCGTATAAATATGTTGAGAAAATATATGCAAGGTTCAGAGAAATAGGATATACGGTGAGGCATTGGCTGTTAAAGGGCGAAGATATGGGCGTTCCTCAAACAAGGCATAGAGTGTTTTTCGTCGCAACACGGCTTGATTTTGATTTGTCAAATATTGACCTTACATTCAATTATGAGCCGATTACATTTGGGGATATTATGACAGGGGAACACCCTGTTGAGAATGGCAAAATTGCAGAAGTTGCAAAACTGTCAAGAGAAGAAGATATAAAATTGAGCGATACAATGATGAGGCTATATAACAAATATACATATTTTAGCGAACGTATTGTTTATAGAAACAAAATATGTCCTACACTTGTTGCAGGAGGAAGTGATATATGGATTGAGAATTGGGGGGCGAAAATCAACCAAAATGAAATCATAAATGCACAAACATTCCCACAAGATTATAATTATTGCAAGCAAAAACCTAAATATATATGCGGTATGAGCGTTCCGCCGATTATGATAAAAAGACTTATGACAAGACTTATTGACAGCGGGTTATATAATTATAAACTCAATAGATAAGCAATGCACCGTTTGGGCGGGAGCGGCGTAAATAAACAAAAACATAATAAAATA